ATCTCTAAACAAAACTTCAGGGTAGTTAGGAGAGAAGATGAGTAATTCTCGCTTCTCTCCTTTCTTTTTACCTAGAGTGTCCTTTCCAATCCGCATCGAATATCCCCAACCACATTCTACCCTTTGATAGTCTGCATAGAGATCGTGTACGGCAGGATCATTGTTATAGGACATAACCCATGCTCCCTTGTGTTTCTTGAGACACTTCTTTAGGAGATCATGATCAAACTCGTTGTGAGTGCTACCCTTCTGTCCATAGAGTTTGTTATTGGACTTACTGAGTAGGTAAGGTGGGTCAAGATATAGGAATGTCTTTTTGTGCATCTTGATCGTTGCATCGAAAGATTCCCGTGCTACTGCGAGACTGGATCTGTAGTTGCGCAGGAAATCAATGTACTTGGGAGTGAACTTCTGTTTATTGGATGAAGCGGAATACCCACCAGAATAAGTCAACCCTGAGAATGAGCAACGATTTACAAATATGAATTCAGCGGCAGATGTGTATCCTGCCCGAAAACGGTTCTCTCTGAGCGTATAAAAAAGTTCTCTGCTCCCCGGAAGATACTTATCCAGTTTAGATGCAAGGTACTTAGGTCGTGCCAGTAAGCATTGCCAGAAGTTCACCAGACGGTCAAATACATCATATCCCTGCACAGCAACACCATAATCCGACAGGGCAACCTCGACAGATCCACCACCAAGGAATGGACTGACTACGTGATTTACATCAGACGGTATAATAGAAAGAACCGTGGGAACCGCTCGGGTTTTCCCTCCGGGGTATCGAATGGGTGAACGATTGAAGTCAACCCCCCGCTTCGAATCCCATAGATTATCTTCAATAAATACGTTACATGCTTTTTTATTTTTCACAGAATGCCCCTCTGACTAATAAATAATGTAGGTATTATACAACCGTTTATGTTATTGTCAAGGATAATCTGATATGTCTAAGAAAAAGAAGGTCTTGCAAGAAGCAACAAAACTTCCAGATACGGACTTTCTTTGGGGTGAAGCACTAGATGCTGCTTTCTTTACTGCGCTCACGCAACGCATTTCCACACCGATCCGCAATCTCCCTGCGTTCAAGATGGGTCTAATCAATGCACAGGGTAAGATGATAAAGAAACCAGAAACCAAAGAAGAACGTCGAGCAATGAGTTTTGTTGATCAACTCGCTTTGTTTATGAGACAATCGATGGGTGGTCGTACTGCCTTGCTTTACAACATGTATCGTCAAGCACGTATGAACCCTGCATTCATTCAAGCAGCGGCAAGAGCAAAGTCGTTGCGCTTCTTGAAATACTATGACCTTCGTATCGGATTCTTCGAAAGACCTACACCTACTCCAATTACCGGTGGGGTTGGTGCAACACCTACACATCCGGGGAAACCTTTTGGATAAAGACTGCTGCCAACACATTCGTGACATTCTCACGATTGAGCGGGAACTTATTCGGGATCATATAGCGAAGCACAAATGGTGTAACCACTTTAACGATGAGAATGGCGCTATAATCGATTTTGTACATAAGTACGCTTGGTTGATGCGAGAAGTCTTCTGTGGGGTCATGTGTCCTCACAGACATGGATGTACTGCTGCGGATCAATTCAAGAAGGCATTTCTACCAGATATCTCAGATGGCGAAATCGAAGAATACATCCAGATGGATTTCAAGGACACGAATCGAGATGTCATAAAAATCAAATTACAGGTCGTAAAGCATGACATAAAAACGCATAAGTGGTTAAATAAGATAGACAACTATGAGGATGCTGTCCGTGATTTCTTGAACCGCTTCGGATGGGTCATCTATGAAATGTACAAACGTAGCAAGGAAAAATACGAAGGGAAGTAATTTTATGTCTTTAGAGACGAATATAAAAAGTGGTGTTTCTCATATTATGCATCCCGAAGATCTTGCGCTTTCACACGGCATTCGTGGTATCAATACTGCTCTAGACACTCTAGGCAGATTTGTGCGCAGACTAGAAGATCAAGCGGAAGATCTTGAGGACGAACGTGGTCCGGTAGTGGTATCCGAGAAAATAGATGGTGCGCCTAGTCTCTATTTCGGCAAAGACGATCAAGGTCGCTTTTTCGTCTCGACCAAATCGATTCTATCAAAAAATCAGAAACTCGGATATTCACTAGCGGATATTCAACGACTCTGGACCACTGGTGTGCAGGATGTTTTGATGTGTGCGTGGAAGGCACTCAAACCTGTATTCAAGAAATCTGGTACAGTTATGCAGGGAGATCTATTGTGGTGTAGTCACGGTGGGAAGAAAGTGGTAGACCATGAGGGGCAGAAGTTCCTTACCTTCCAACCTAACACCATTCTGTATGCTGTTCCTGTAGATAAGAAGTCAGAGATCTACAAGGAAGTCAAGGCAGCACAATTGGGTATTGTGGTTCACGGTATCTACAAAGCAACGAATGATGCTACTGGTAGAGTTAATATGGACCGTATGCCCGATAAGGCAATTCGTCCTGCTGTTGAGGAATTGAACCAAGCGAAGAGTGTCTTTATTATCGATCCGTTTGTAGACAACATCGATGCTTTTGAAGGTAGCGACGAGGTTGTGGATGAGGTCAAGGATCTGATCCGTGCTACTGAAGCAGTTGCAGACGAAATTGATCCTGCTTTTGATGAAGAGTGGAACGACAACGACAATCCAATGATCAAGGAAGCAAAGCGCTTGATCCCAATCTTCGTCACCCAGCAAGTCCGTACCGCTGGTGATGCTGAGTCTATCATCACAGCGAAGAATGAAGATGCATTCCTTAAGACCTTCAAGAAGAAGATGAAGGAGTTTATCAGCGCTAGAAGTGAGCAAGAGCAATCGAAGTTGAAGTCTTCTAAGGGGAAGGAAAGAAAGGCAGAGCATTTCAAGGAGTTCCAAAAGTGGATGGAAGATATGGAGTCCACCTTTGAACCTATGCTCCGTGCATTCTTCCGTATGTTCTCTTTGAAGATTCTTCTGTTCAAGATCTTTGGTAACGTCGAGAAGAAACTCGGTCAAACATTTGTCGTTGATAAGAAGAATGACTTTGAGATGATTGCTACCAAACCCGAGGGATATGTTCTCTTGAACGGTCCTAACATGGTTAAGATCGTGGACCGTGCAGAGTTCAGTCGTAATAATCTGCTCTACAGTCCGTTTAACGAAGAGAAAGAAATCATCCCTAGTGGTGGAACAACTGGCGATCCTGAGAGTATTGGTGATAAGAAACATCTCAAGATCAAGTCCATCACAAATGAGATATTCGAAGATGTACTCAATGCAATCGAAGGCACTAAGGAAGTGACTGGATTCAACGAAGTCGATGCAGTAGATCAAGCGTCCAGAACCAAGGGTTACAACGTTCTTTGGGTTGGCAAGATGCAACCACCAACCAAGGCACATATTGAAGTATTGGGTCAACTCTCCAAGATCTTCAACAAGGTTCTCTTGTTGGTTACTGATAAGGGCAAGTACGTAGATCCAGAACTTTCTGTTGAGTTGATCAAGTCAGCACTCCGTAAGGCAGAACTTCGCAACGTTGAGGTGAAGTTGGGTCGTAAAGAAGGTGCGCTAGATCCTCTCAAGTCTACCTTCGGCATTTCCTCCAAGAAACCAGAGACAGCACAAGAGTCTGTGCAAGATATGATCAAGTTCTTTGGTTTGGATGAGGGTGATGCAAAGCGTCCGTTTGTTCTTGCACAAGGTCAAGAGGAAGCGGGTAAGAAGGGCGAGGAAGATCGTTTCAGTGCGATCAAGAGTCGTGGCACCATGTTTGTTGTGAATGATGGTGAAGAACCTTCTGAAGACAAACCATTCGGTCTGTATGGTATTCCGATTCTCCGTACCGATAAGGGTGAGAAGATCGGTGCGCGTATGGTTCGTGAGATGGTTGGTCAAGGCGAAATCGAAGATGCCAAAGAAGCAATGGCACCCGGAGATGATGACATCAAAGATTCGATCATTGATTCCATGACAGCAAAGATGCAAGCAAACGAAGAATACTTCCATATCGAAGGGTTTGCTGTAGATAAAGAACTAATAAAGGAACTAAGCGAAGAAAGATATATTGATCAGGCAGAAGCGATGGATTTGATTCTTGATATTCTTCAAGGAGAGTAATGTGGACCTAAAGTCATTTTGCGCAATGTATGAGGCAGTAGGCGAGAATAAGGGTTATATATTTGACTTTGATGATACCCTTGCAAAGACTCCTGCAAAAGTACACGTGCTTAAAAATCAGAAGCGTGTGAAGTCCCTTTCACCGCAGATATTCAACACCTATCGGTTGAAGGATGGAGAGGTCTTTGACTTCTCCGATTTCGATGATCCTAACATCTTGCGTCAAGCAAAGAAGTTCAAGATATGGAAGGTACTGAAGAATGTAGAAGGTGCGTTGGGTCAAGGTCGTACTGATTCCGAGATGTATATCCTTACTGCTAGAAGTAAGGCAGTCCGCGATGCGCTCCATGAGTTCCTTGTATCTAATGGTATCCGCTCCATCCCTAAAACCAATATCTTTACAGTCGGTGACTCTGGCGATACTCCAATCGAAGAACGCGATACACGTTCTATTGCAGAACGTAAGAAGGAAGTATTGGCAAATCTCCGTAAGCGTCACGAAGGTGATGTTATCTTTTTTGACGATGATCAGAAGAATATCGATCTCGCTTTGGAAGTTCCTGGTATCAAAACTCGCCTTGTCAAAGAAGAGTTTGAAGAATCTATTTTGGATGAACCCCGCAAGACAATGAACCCGTTGATTTGGGATCTACAAGCAGATGATTTGACCTTGAAGGCAAACATCCACGATGCTGTCTTGGATGGACTTATTGACTTGGTAGGCGAAGTTCCTGTCGAGAACGTTTATATTGTGGGTAGTCTTACTGGCACACGTTTCAACGAAGATGCTGATCTTGACGTTACTGTGGTTGTAGATACCGATGAAGAAACCCACAAACATCTTCGCAAGAGAGCGATAGAGATCAACGGTAAGTTCGCTCCGGGTACAAAGCACCCTATCAACTACTTCGTTCAAAACGAAGATCCCGGTCTAGATCGTTTCGATTCTGCGTATGACTTCAAAACAGATAAGTGGATCAAACCACCAAAGGATCATGGTGTAGATCTATTCAATGTATACGACGAGTTCCGTCAATATATCAAGGAGATCGATGTCGAAAAAGAAGAGGCATTGCGAAGTCTCATTGACATCGATATCCTTATGAGTGCTATTGAAACTGGTGGTGATGCCAAGATGATCTTCGATAAGATCCTTCAACGCTTTAAGGCATTGGACTACAGCGTTAAGAATATGGCAGATAAGTATGATGAGGTTCATAAGGAACGTGTGGATGCGTTCATGCGTTTCGAAGGAGGTAACACACAAGGTTTACCTTCCCCTAACCTTTTACCAGAGAACATTCGTTACAAACTACTTGAGCGCTATCACTATCTCGACTTCATGAAGAAGTTGCTTGATCTTGTTGATGTCACGGGTGATATTGATACTGCTGGTGACTTGGAAGCGGTTCGCAAGATTCTTAGCGAAGAGGCAAAACAAACCTGTCCTGAGTATCGTAAGGGTGGTTGGCGTAATCACGACGAGGAAGATGTTGAGGAAGGTCGTAGACTTTTCGAGAAGTCTCTAAAAGACTGGAACGATAAGGCAACTGGAAAGAAGAAAGATAAACCCACAGTCAAAGCAGATCGCAAGAGTGATATGGTGGAGGAAACTCTTGTAGAAGCATCCTTTGGTGCTGATAGATATAAACCACCAAAGCACGATAAGCAACAAATGATGATGGACTTCTACTTCTTGACTGGTGTATCGCAAATGCTTCCAGAGTTTGCTGCTGGACTTGATATGGACGAGATGGACAATGCAGTCAATTTCGTTCTCGAACAAATCGTTGACTTCGTTCAAAAGGATCTCGCTGCCGCTACGTTCTTTGCAATTTGTGCAGAGATGCGTCACGTTTATGCTCAAAATGACTTTAAGGGTGTTGCGGAACTAATCAAGGATCACGATACTCCCGGTACTCAACAAATCACAGTGAAGACAGTGAAGAAAGATTCTCCCGACTTCAAACTGAACATCCCATACGATGTAAGTAATACAGAAGAAGTCATGAAGATGTGGAAGAAGTACACTGTCAGTTATGCTGGTTTGAATCAGTTCAACGTTGGTCCTAGTGATGATCGTTTGATCAAGTACGGTGAGTTTGGAGTACAAAAGGGATCTCAAAGAAGTTACGTTCATTCTTGGAAGGCAGCAAAGAATGCATCCAAGGGTGATAACATTTCATTCGCAGAACTTGCGAAGTTCTGTTTCTTGAAGGCACGTTGGAGTGATGCCTACGGTGGAGGTCCATGGGCAGGCATCGCACACTTCTACATTGAAGTAGCAACTGCTAGAACTCTACAAGAGAAGATTGACAATATCGATAAACTCTTCTCCCTACAACACAACACTGGTACTGTTCTCAATAAAGTACAGAACTACACCAAGGATGGTAGTCACCAGTGGATTGGCAAAGCACTTGACTTCAAGTTCAACGTGAGAGACTTTTGGGAATACAAAGACAAGGTAAGTCCCGGTCTAAGTCGTATTGTTGCTGCTACTTCCAAAGTAATTAGTGGGAAGTCTGCACAACAAAAAGAGAAGAAAGATGAGATTGAAGCGATTCCTGAGGTTGGGGATAAGGTTCGTCACCAAGATCTCGGATACCTCGGTCCTATCGAAGTTGTTAAGGTGATGAAGAAGACCGATCCTAAGCACGGTGTTCTTGTGAAGTTGAAGAACCCGGAGACTGGTAAGAACTTCAACGCCTTCAGCGATCAGTTGGAATTGGTTGCTGATAAACCAACCAAGACACCACCGAAGGGTGGGATTGGTAGTATAGCACCCACAGGGAAAGCGATTGAACACCTACAAAAAGAGTATCCTGCTGTGGGCCCACAAGAAGTTATCAAAAAGAATCATATCAATATTGGTAAACATAAGGGATATCTTGAACCTGCATCTTCTGATAATGTAAAACCGGGAGATATTCTAGTCTTGAAGTCTCAGGATCTTAAATTAGATCCCGGCGCTACTGCCGTTGTCAACTCGATATCGATAACGAAGAAGATGGTAGAGGTTTCATGGATCGATCCTGATGGACCACAAACGGATGGTTTATACATTTGGAGTCGATTCTTCAAGTTTGATCATGATGCAGATCGTCTACACGTTGAAGATAACTATGGTAATAAACTCTCGCAGGGTGATATGGTTAAGATCACCAAGTGGACCATCTGGAAAAAACTTGAAGGTGCTACTGCAACCTTGATTAGTAGTAGCGATGGAATGTATGATAAGAATAAACAATGGTTGATCCTAAAACTACAAACTCCTGTGAGAGATCCAGACGATAAAGATGGTAATAAAATGATCGAAAATGTATTTATCATCGATCACCCAAGTGATCAACAACAGATTCGTTTGATGGGTGCGCCAGAAGGAAAATCAATCAAAGCAAAGATCGGTAAGTCAGGACCAGCATTCAAGCAACCAAAGATTGATATTACGAAGTTGGAGAAGGTGAAGCAATATAATAAAGGTGATGCTGTCGTTATCGATAAATCAAAAATTGATTGGGAAGTATTGAAGGGTATGTTGAAAGATGATTCTCTCGTTGACAAGTATCGCAAGGCAGCAAATGAAAGATTAGTCGGTGTTGTGAAGAAGATTATTTATGGATCTCCAGAGGTAACGTTCAATATCGATGGTGAGCGTGTTAGTTTGGTGTTGGGTCCCGCAGAACTATTCTACGTAGATGATGATGTGGTACAAGGAGGTAAGAGTAAGTTGGTCGATCCTGAACTTCTAGATCTTCTTGGTGTTGGTGGTTCAAAGAAGAAGATTGATCATACTCCATTCTCAGATCTTGAAAAAGGTGATAAGGTCAAGGTAGTACAATGGCACGATAAAACATCTCCTGTTCTTGGTTCTATCGGAACATACGTAGGTAAAAACAGAAATGATAAATCGGATGATATATACTACAAAGTTGAATTGGATGAAAAGGTGGGTCCGATTAAGGGGGTAACCGATTCAACTATTAAAAACATCTACTTCCCAACAAGGGGGGAGAACATTGGTAAGAACTTGGTATTGAAGGTTAGAGAAGATGAGGGTGAAGATGAACCAAGAACACTAGAAGGTGTGCTAGAACCATCTGGCGATCATCCAACTATTCAAGATTTCGAAAATGGTGACATCTTTTATCTAATTAAGATGGACCCTGAGTTTGGTGTAAAATCTTACGACTACTTAATTGCTATTGTCCAGAGTGTCGAACCATCTGGCGATGATGAATCATTTCCTAATGAATGGGTGGTGAAGACAGATGTTTATAAAGCGAATGGTCAAATCTTAGAGACTCTTGTGAAATTCGATCTTAGTGACCTACATAAAATGTCTAACAAAGACATCAATAAAGGCGCACCATGGTTGAAGGATGCTCCGCTCAACAAACCGAAGATCACTAAACCTAAAGACGAGGATATTGATTTCACAGAACTCCAAGCAACTGGAAATCTGGATGAATACTTCCTTGCGCTTGAAGGTATCATGAACAAGATCGAATTTACAAACGGTAAACCAAATTTTATTAAGACTGCTGGACGCAGAGGGATGCGTGTAGATCGTGGTAGTCGTGGTGCACTCAAGAGAAGACGCATGAGTGGTAGAGAGCGTATGCGTCGAAAAACTGGCGCAATGAAGTCGAATATCAAAACCAAGGCAAGGGGTAAACTTGCACAGGCAAACCGTAAGAAGACTATGGGTCAGAAACTTAACCCAAATTCCCCGACAGGAAAATTCTAATGTATACAGATCCTAAATTCCAGAAGTTCCTCGAAGAAGTTGAAGAAGACACTTACGAACTCACCGAAGAAGGTGCAATTAGAGATGTAGAGCATGTGGGTGAGATGATCCAGTCGTGGGGGTTAGAAAGAGTCCTCAACGCATTCAAGTTTGCCCTCGTTGCAACGGGAGATCCGAAGGGTGAAGCGGCAGCAAAAGCGATTGCTGAACTAGCAAAACATAAACCAGAATCTTTGAGAGAGAAGATTTTAGAGTTTATTGCTAATCTATAGTAATAAATAATACAGAACTCTTAGAGAGGAAATACTATGTTTGGAGTACCTGTAGGTCAAAGCGGCAACTATACTGTTGGTCACATGATGCGACATCTCATCTGTGAGGGTATTGGTGCATCTGTTGTAGATACGGACGATGGGGAGAAGGCATATTTCGTCGAAGGTATTTTCATGCAGGGTGATGTAATGAACAATAATAAGAGAGTCTATCCAACTAGTATTCTCGAAACAGCAGTACAGGAATATGAGAAACAGAAGATCGTTCCTAAGACAGCATGGGGCGAGTTGGGTCATCCAGATTCCCCTAAGATCAACTTGGATAAGGTTGCTATCTTGGTTGAATGTCTCACAAAGCGTGGAAATGACTTCTATGGTCGTGCCAAGGTCTGCCATGAGGATTGCCCAATGGGTAAGGTTCTCCGTGGTCTTTTGAAGACTGGTGGGCGTGTTGGTGTATCGTCCAGAGGTCTTGGATCTGCTAATCCTGCTTCCCACGGTGGTGAGGACTGCAATTTGGTAGATGCTTTCAATCTTCGTGCAGTGGATGTTGTTGCTGATCCTTCCGCACCAAACGCTATGGTGGAAGCGATTTACGAAGAGAAACAATACATTCTCGACGGCAGTTCTGATACTGTATTGGAATTGAATGAGGAAACTTATAAATTGTTCGAAGATAACCTCAAGGTTCTTCCGGTAAAAGAGGAACCAAAGCAAGAACAGGTCTTTGAAGCAGTCAAAAATTTCCTTAACGGTTTACGTTCAAACGACTAAATAGAATTAGACGGAGATTTTATGGAAACGCTTAGAGATCAACTAGTCGAAATCGTCAAGAAGGCAAAGATCCTTAAGGAAGATGTCTCCGAGGACGAAGACAGAACACTTGGTACAATTGATAAGTATCTTGATGAATCTGTATCGAAGAAGGTTGGAGAAGTCCTAGACAACTAAACCCTTTGTCAAACTAAAGTGGAAGAGAGTACAAATATGGATAAACACATTCTTACCGAAGCACAGAAGACAGAACTTGCTAAGGTTATTGACGAACTCGTAGAGGAACGAGTTCAACAACGCCAAGCAGCGTTTGTTAAGAAGTACACCAAGTTTATTGTCGAGAGTGCAACTGCTAAGGTTGCCGACAAGTTGAAGACTGGTTTGCTTCTCAAGGTTGAGGAAAGAATTGCTGACGTTCAAGACAAGGCAGAAAAGGCATGTCGCTCTGTTCTTGCTGAAGCAGCATCTAAGGTACAGAAGACTAAGAAGCAACACGCTAAACTCATAGAAGAGTTCAAGTCTACTGCTCCAAAACTCATCGAAGATCTTGCCGAGAAGAAGGCACAAGAGATGACCGAAGAAGCGCAAGGTGCGGTTGAAGAGAACACTCGCCTTACCGAAGCGTTCAAGGGATTCACGGAAGGTCTTTCAAAGGCAGGGTATGTAATCAACGAAGATGTTGAGAACGTAATCGAAAAAGAACGTAACGAAAAGCGCATGTTGCGCACCAAGTTGGTTGAAGCAAGACGAGATAATAAGATTGCTCAACTCACTGAGGGTATGCTTCCCGGTCAGAAGAAGAAGGTTATCGAGTTGCTTGAAGACTGTGTAACAGAAAAGCAAGTCGAAGATCGCTTCCTTTCCGTGAAGGCAAAAGTCCTAGCAGAAGACAGACATGTTGAAACAGAATCGGTTACTGAGTTGCAAAAGAAGCAAACAGAACTTGAATCTATGATGTCTGAAGAGAATGCTTTTGATCAATTGCTAGGTATGTCCAGTGAGTTTTTGAATAAAAAACTATAAAAAATTCATTGCTTTTGATATAGTCTTGTACTAAATAGATTTAGAATGGTTTCGTATAAACCACGTTTTTCCAGACAAAGGAAATGGAGAAAAGAAATGGGTAAAGGTCTAAATTTTGATTCCTTGATCGCTGATCCTCGTCAAGAAATCGTCAAGCGTTGGGATCGTGAGGGTTTCCTCGAAGGTATTGAGGATGCTCCAACAAAGGTCAACACTGCGTTGGTTCTTGAGAACCAGTTCAGTTATTTGACCGAAGATGGTGGTACTTCTATCGCTGATGTCAGCGTTATGAAGAAACTCACCATTCCTATGGTTCGTCGTGTATTCCCCGGTCTTATTGCACACGACCTCGTAGCAGTTCAACCAATGAGTGGTCCGGTTGGTCTTGCTTACGCACTTCGTCGTCATCGCCTCTCCCAATACGGTGGTGTTGAGATCAACGGTGTAAGTTCTGATCCTTCATCCACTAACTATCAAGCACCTGCTGATCGCTATGCGAACATCGAAGGTGACGTTGATAAGGCACAACCTGACAGCACTTGGACTGGTCCTGTTACTGGTTGGGCAGGTGAACGTATTGGTGAAGATAGCAAACTCTTCGACAGCATTGATGGTGCTGGTGGTCCTACCACTTATGCTGCTCAAGAAGTTGGTATCTCCGTAATCTCTAAGGAAATCCGCGCATGGACCCGTAAACTCCGTGCTCGTTTCCCAATCGAAGTTCAACAAGACTTGAATGCAATGCACAACATTGATATTCGTCGTGAACTTACTGATGTGATGAGTTACGAGATCACTGCCGAAATCGACCAAGAAGTTCTTGCTGCTATTAAGCATCGCGCAAGGGCAGGTGGTACGCTTACTTGGAACTACAATGTAAGTGCCGATGGTCGTTGGCAAATCGAGAAGTATCGTACCCTTATGACCGTTATCAACAACGCTGCGAACGAAATCGCTGTTGCTAACCGTATCGGTGCTGGTAACTTCATCATCGCTTCCCCACGTGTCTGCTCCGTGCTTGAGAGTCTTCCTGAGTTCACCATTTGGACTCAAGATGGTAAGTTGAACACTCTTGGTACTGCTGCTCCTAACACCTACATCGGTACTATCGGTCGTTACAAGGTTTACCGCGATATCTTCGCAACCGAGAACTACTGTGTTGTTGGTTACAAGGGAACCAGCACCAATGACGCTGGTATCATCTATGCTCCATACGTACCAGTTATGTTTGACGAAGCGAAGGGTCCAGAATCCTTCCACACCCACCTTGGTGTTTTGACTCGTTACGCAATCGTTTCCAACATGTTCGGTAGCGAGCTCTACTACCGTTACATCGAAGTTTCCTTCGCTGGTGACGTTTCAGACAGCACTGAAGGTACTCCTGCTGGTGATCCGTTCAGCGGTTACGAACGTACGCCTAAGGAAGAGGAAGTCAGCAACAACTGGGATTCGCAAGGTCCAACTGGTCCTTAATCGAAGACCAAACATGCTTCAAACGAAAGAGGAAGGATTATTCCTTCCTCTTTTTTTTTATTGCTGCCTAGACACTAAATATATTAGAGCGTTACCTTTTCATGTTTAAGGAGATAACATATGTGGGGTCGTAGAAGAAAGAATATCAAACCCGAGAAACTCAACCTGTTTCTTGAAGCAATTGAAGATGATGAAGAAGATATTGATGCTATTGATGATGTGAAGCAACAAGTTGCTGCTCTCAACAAGGCAGGCAAATCGCTTGAAGAGATTGTAGACGAACTTGCTGGCAAGGTCGGTGCGGATATTCTCGGTCAAGCAATTGTCGAATTGAAGATGTCCGAAGAAGCACCCGAAGACGTTCGTTCTGCCGCAGAAGATACCAACGAAAAGGTTCAAGATGCCGAGGCAGAAGCGGAAGGGGAGGAAACTGCGAAAGTTGCAGACGAGGAAGAGGGTGAATCTTTCAATATAGGTGAGAGTGAAGACGATCTGAAACAAATCGAGGAAGCGCAGTTCTCTCGCAAGGATTACAATGTCGTTGTAGATATTATTGTCAATGCGGCAGACAAGATTGCAGACGAAATTGGTGCAGAAGGTAAAGCGGGTAAGATCAAAGAGATCCTTGCTCAAGACTTTGCCGATGTCTTCTCAGCAGACAATCCTCGATTTGATGTTGATCGTTTCCTCAATGCAGTAAGCGACAAATAAGGAGAAATAAATGATTACTGTTCCCGCCACACTCACCGCAACAGCACAATCTGTTGCTGAAATTGTTAAGAGTTCTTTAGATATGTTGGCACAAGATATGGTTGGAGATCGTGATGATCTAAGAGCCAATGTCATCATTCAGTCTTTGTCTGATAATGCATCTGATGTTGGTTTTGGAAGCGCTACAGATCAGAGCGGATTCCTCGTTGCTGGTGGGTCTATGAATATTTCCCGAATGAACCTCAACAAAACATATCTTGTAGGTAACGGTTTGGGTGTAGTCATTCATCTATTGGACTAAATAATGTCAGAAGAAAAAAGCTTTATCAGTAATGGTGCGGGAGTTATTTCTGATATTGATGGAGTAAACTTTTCTTCATCTGTGACATTTGGGACATTTGGTGTATATAACCCTGATCTGATTACTCCTCCTACCCCTCACACAACAAACCAACTTGTTGATGCTTTGGGTGGTAATGTTCTCGTTGATAACGTAGGAAACATTCTAACCGACTAAAATTGGAGAACGCAATGCCACTTACAGATAATTCTATAATCAAAGTTAATGGTGCGCCGTCTGGTGGCGAACAACCAATGGCAGATGCCGTTGAGAATACGGACTATCAAGGAGTACCGGCAGAAGGTGCCTTTGTTGATGGTGACAAGACTAAACTGGACAGCATGGGTACGATGGCTACCCAGAATGCAAACAGCGTTGACATTGACGGCGGCACAATTGACGGTGCGACAATGGGCATTAACACCGCAACATATGCTGCGAACCAGACCCTCACCGCAACGCAATGCCGAGGCTATGTGATATATGTTACGGCCGCAGCAACGATCACCCTTCCGGCTGTCGCGGAAGGCATGAGCGTGACAATCCTCACTATTGGGGATGTGGAGGTGAGCGTGGACCCCAACGCCTCCGACCTCATCTATCTAGACGGTGTGGCGCTTGATGACGGCGACAAAATCACCAACACAAGCACTGCTGGTGATATTGCCGTCCTGACCTACTACGGAGCCGATGGATGGTATGCAGCCACCAACGCTTGGACTGACGGAGGGGCATAATGAATCAACACGTGCCCATGATGGCTGTGGTTGCACGGATGAAGACCGCCGGCGCCGGCGGTGGTACTGGTTATGTCTACGGAGGGTGGGACGGCAGCAACCGCTTGCGAGACTGCGACTCCTGGGACGAG